TTGTCCTCTATATCCTGTACCTGATTACGGCGAAAGCTATTTGTCTCAATCTCGTTCTTAACTGTCAAGACAGCATGAACGACGGTACAATGTGATCGCTGACCATAGAATCTACCTGTTGCCTCCAGCGATGATGATGTGTGCTTCCGGGCCAGATACATACATAACTGCCTGCCCCATGCTGATTCAGCTTTCTTTGCCCCTTCTGTGTAACTATGCTGGAGTATCTGATCCCTCGTTAGATTCAGGGATTCACAGACGGTTTTTAAAATGGTTAGTCGGTTCATTTCTCAAAGTTATTATTTCTTAATGACTTATCCACCTCTTTTCTCAGTTTTGTTGCCTCGAAGCCTGTAATTTTATCGTTCAAAATCACGTATTTTACAAACAGTTCATTATCCACATGGAACATCAGGTCGTGATATTTCTCTTTAACCGTAATCCACAATCCGGCAAGTTTCAACTGTTCGTCTGAATGGTGGACAAGATCGTCAAACCTCGATAGAATAAACTCAAAATTGGATATTGTCGCCGGATGCTGAAGGATATATGCCTCCAGGTAAGCGATTTCTTCTTTGTGTCCGATCCTCATCCCCCGGAGCACAACTGCTATGCAGACAGCTCCGAGAAGCATGAGAAAGATCAGAATTTGGATAAATGGGTTCATGGGGTTAGTGATTTGGTTAGTATAAATCATTCAAGAATCTCAAAACCATTGCGCCGACCTGTATAAGTTCTTTTTTCATCGCCTCATTTCCCTTTGTTCCTTTTTCCTTTTTAATCTCATCCCAAAGCTCATCCATCTCCTCTTTAATTACAGCATATCCCTCGTGGTTAGAATGGAACTTCGGGTAAAGAGATTCGGCATGTTCAAACTCTGATTTTATTTCTAAAAGTATTTTATCATCTTTCATTAGAATAACATTTTTTGTTCAACATGCAAAAACCGACTTCCGGCCTCTTTTATATTCAAAATTGCCTGTTTATAATAACTTTCTTTCAGTTCAATACCTACGCCCTTTCTTCCCATGCTCACAGGACTATATATTTCAGATCCTACACCCATGAATGGGGTCAAAATAACCTCACCAGGATTTGAATAAAGATAAACAAGCCGATCAATTACATCGAGTTGTAGTGGATGAACGTGCTTTTCGTCATCTTCACTTTTTGTATCTTTAAAGGGTAAAACATTATCAATTCTCACATCATCCCAGACGCTTGATGCATATCGTTGCCATGTTAAATGGCTCAATTTATTTTCTTTTAAGTCGCCTGAAAATCCTTTCCATTTTTTATAGAAATCGTTATAATTACCGTAAGTTTCTTTGTGCGCCTCCAAAAATGGAGATTCTCCAAAATAAGGAAAATCATTTAACCCATTAGGATGAGTAACCGGAACCTCAGATTCACCTCTTTTCTTGAAAATCAAGACATAATCAGGCATTGCAGGAAAGCATTTTGTCGCATCGTCAATGATGAATTTATGCATAAGGCTTTGAACCATTGTTCTCATCCTAACCTTTAAAGGCTCTTTCCAGATAGTTATCCGGTTATGATATTCCATTTTATATTTTTCGTGGATCCTGATAACTTCCCCTGGAAGATCCCAAAGTCTTCCGGTATTAGTATGAATATCTGTGACGTGTACGGCATTTATCCTACCGGGTTTTGTTATCCGAGCCATTTCTTTGATAAGAAATTCGTACATCTGTAAAAATTGTTCATTGCTTTCACAGTTTGAAAAATCCCTCTCAGACGAACTGTAATTATAAAGACCGGCAAACGGAGGAGAATAAATTGAGAGATCGATTGAATTATCCGGCATATCTTTAATTACTTCCATGCAGTCTGAATTATAGACAGCATAATTTTCTGTTATTAGTTGCTCTTTGGTCATGGTTAAATGAATTTAGGTAATATGGTTTTTTTATCAAATTCTTTATGCTTAATTTCAAAATCTTTATTAGTTTGAGCCGTTAGCTTTTCAAACATCTTTATCGCTTTATCTTTTTTTATTAACAATCCCTCTATTATTCTTTCCTGTCCATCGGAAAGTATAAGATCAACTATAACCGGATTTGTTTGACCAAACCTCCAAAATCTTCTTATTGCCTGGTAGTACTGTTCATAACTGTATGTTGGAAAATATGTAGTATGGTTGCAGTGTTGCCAGTTTAACCCAAAAGCTGTGATGGTAGTTTTTGTGATAAGTTTCTTAATATTGCCGTTTGAAAAGTTTAATAAAATATCTTCTTTTTTGTCGATATCCATGGATCCCCGCACCTCGATGGCTGTTTTATCCATTTCTTTTAAAATATCAGCCTCGTCATTAAGATTACACCAATATACAGAAATCGGATGAGATAATGCCTTTTCGACCGCAATTTCACACCGTTGTTTAACCGTTACTTTTGCCTCTTGTTTAATCTCCTTAAATCCGATTGCAGGCATAGAAAATAGTTTTGTCTGTCCGTTTATAGTGAGTGGATTTTTGTTTATAACTATAGTTTCTATTTCGTGAAGTTCGGGAAGGATAAATCTATTATCTTCAAAACCTATATCGCTCGGTTTTTTTGCTGATATACTCCAGGAGGATACCCAATGCCAGAAATCATTTTCCGCATGCGGTTTTAAATACCATTCCTCGCCCTGTCTGGCTTTTGAAATCTGTGAAAGTTTGGCAACATTGTTCTGATTGTTTTTAAAAAACCGGGAAAGCATGTCCATATATCCAAGATAACCCAGGGCCTCGGAGCTGGTTCCAAGTTCAATATAATCATTCGGTGAGGGAGTGGCAGTTGCTAAGAAACGGTATTTGACTTTTTTTAAGAATGTAGTTATCTGCTGCTTTATTGCACCGTCAAAGTTTTTAAGTATTGAACTTTCATCAAGAATAACACAGTCAAAGTCATTTGAGTTGACATAATGCAACCTTTCATAATTTATCAGTATTATTTTCTTTGTATATTTTCCATCCTTTGTATGTTCAACATCCGGGATCCCAAACTTTGAAGATTCTAAAATAAACTGATTAGCAACCGCCAGCGGGGTAATAATTAAAACAGGCTTATTTGTATGTATTATAAAATTTGTTGCAATGGTAAGTTCAATCAAAGTTTTGCCAAGTCCGGTATCAAGAAATATTGCACACCTGCCTTTTTTAACGGCATATTCAACAATGTATTTCTGAAAATCAAAAAGATATTCATTGTAATAAATTGGTTTAAAACCGTAATTTATTGAAATATGTTTCTTTGACTTTAAAAATTCTTGATAGTTCATGNNGTTAGTTTTTAGTTTATAGATTGCTTTACTTAACTGGTTTTCTAAAATCACGTCCGGTCATTGTGATGAAATTAAAAAGAGCGTATATACGACTGGAGATCCTATCCCCATATTTGTCCTCAATATCATTCATTGTGAAATTCGTAGTTGCAAAAGTGAGCATCCGTTTTGCATACCTCTCAGAAATTATATGACCGACAACATCAAGATCATTGCCGTAATACTTAACAATCTCAGACTCGGTTCCTATATCATCCAGACACAAAACATATCGGTTGCAATATGCATCAATACCGTCAAACCCATTAACCATAAAACCGTTAATCATGTCATTGATGTTTATTACCTCAAAATTCATCCTATAGACCTTTTGGTTAAAAACAAACCTGACATCATCAATGGTCTGATATATTTTCATTATCTGCATTGCAAGAGTTTTGCCTGTTCCCGTTGGTCCCTGCAGCATCAAACCTTTCGTTAAATCACCTCGAAAAGAATCGTCGCCGTGAAAATACTTTACCAGTTCAGTATAAGATCCTTTTACTGGCTCAATATCAAATCTCGGATCAATACCTTTCCCAATCCTGGAAATTACTGATATGGCAACTCCCATATCATAAGGCTCATATTTAAACCTCTTAATTCCAGTGGTCGTTAATCCGTTTAATTGATCGTGTATTATTTCCCCTATTGTTTGCATTGTTAGTTATTTTATTATTATTTTCCCAATACGTCAAAGCAGCATCCCAATTTTTCATTTTATTTTTTCCAACCATCCATCCGTTTGTTTCATAATGAGCAAAAAATGTTGCCGGAACAAAATTTTTTAATCCACGTTCTTTATATCTTAATTCAATTTCTTCAAAAGATGGTGGAATATTATAATACTTCTTTAATTTCTTTTCATTCTTATTATTATTGTTTGTGGTTAGTTGCTGGTTAGTTGCTGGTTGATTGCTGGTTAGTTGCTGGTTAGGTAGTTGGTTAATCTGTTGGTTACTTCCGTTTACACATCCCTGATAACTTTCATAATTACATATAGTTATAATACTATATTTGTTGGTTGATGTGATGGTTATTTCGTTGGTTGATTTTAGGCGATTTAAACAGGTGCGTATTGTTTGCTGTGTGATCCCGGTCTTTTCAGTGAGTGTATTTCTACCAGTTATTATCTGTCCCCTTTCGACAATAATTCCCCTCCATTCTCCTTTCTCATGGTTTGCATTTAAAAGCAGGTATATAAAAAGGTGTACCATTTCAGAAATATTAAACCATTCCCATTCAGAAAATTTGCGATATAACTTAATCCATCCTTCCATATCAAAAACCAAAACCTCCGGGAAAGAAAAAACCACATTGGAACGTGCGACCGACCCTTTGTGGTATTCTTTGCCCGGAGGCAAATATTGTGAATATGTAAAATCTATTTTTCATGTCGCACGTTTCGATTACAAATCTAACTATTCTATTTTATCCTGCAAATTATTTCCAGTAAT